ACTATTATAATGGCAGTCCTTTTAATAAGGACGGCATCTATCGCTGTTTACCAAAAGAGTTAAAGGCTATGTATTCTCTGTCAAATTCACATCAATCTATTTCCTTTATGAAAAGTGCAGTTTCTGGGATAATAAAATCGGCTGCACATACAAAGAGCAATTCCAAAAAATATAATCACAATAACGCTTATTGTTATTATACCAACCAATTTAAAAATCAAATGAATAATTTACTATGGTATTCTTTTGCCAATAAACGTATGAAAAATTTACAAGTGCGTTTTGATGCACGTACTCAGGAATTATTTATTGACCCAACGACTTTCACAAAATTTCCAATAGAAAGAGAACAAAGGAGAGATGAATATGTACAATAGTCAAGATATAGGTTTCGTTCAATCACAGCATATTGGGCAATCAATGCAACGCAAAGATATTCCAATGGGTTCTGTATTTAAGTTTAACAATTCCCCGTCACGTCATGGCATGGAGAATATTTACGTAGCTTTAGGTAATTTACCAAGTAGCATGGATAGCCAATGTCCTCGTGTATCTTTTATGCTTAAACCAGAAATTAAAGAGGATGTCTCTAAATTTATGGCAGAGAATACTCATGCAGATGCAGGAACATCAGGTGCTATGCTTGAAGCATTTGCTACCTTTTCAATTTCATATAAAAGAGAAAATGAGGAGTGCACAATACTTGGTGGCTTTCAATTTGGTTGGCACTCGGAAGAAATTCCTACAGTTCGTAATCTTGGCACAGAACTTGGGCGATACATCTCTTTCATCAATGACAAGATTGACCCAGATGACCCAAATAGTGAATCAAATCTTTATCTTAGTTTGGGGGCATCACAGGACTTCACTACAAAAATGAAGAGTGCTGTGATATCAAGCAGTACACCAAATGAATTCTTTAGAACCAAAGATTCATGTAAGGTACAAACAGATACTCCAGTTCTGCTGATGAAGGTCACAGATAAAAATCGTGCGAGTGCGTATGAGTTTATCATCAAAAGTCACAGGACTGTATGTGTGACTAGAGGAATAGCCACACTCAAGGTTATGAAGTAGGAGGAGTAATTATGTCTGATATTAAACAAGTTATTATTGAACACAACGAACAAGTTAAGAAGTTTTGTCAAGACCACGATTTAGATGTAGACACTCATTTTAGTCGGTTGTCTAGTGAAGCCCACCCTGTTGTCAAGTCTGCATCTCGTAAGTTCCGAATTCTTGCAGAACCTATGCTTCAATTTATTGGTGATTTGGGGCGTGCGTTTTCTGCGTTACCACGAGAGGCAAAAGAAGTTTTAAATAAAGAAACGGCGAAAATCTCCTCCTCCCCTTACCCCACCAGTATGACTAACTTTAATTATAGAATTGAGCAGAGTGTAAGCATATCATGCCCCATTATTTGGGCAGAGAAAAAGAAAGAAGTTATATATTTTCCTAATTTGCCTAGTCCTATTGTGCAGTTACTTAGAAATATAAGAAGTGATTACATAACAAAATTACAGCATACAAGCTCTCCTCCTTACCATTTTGACGTTTATAGAGATTTGTGTAACATAATAAAAAAAGAGGACGCCCTTCTTCCCTACTTTTCTGTTGAAGTTATTGATAAAATTGATGACGAATTACAGGATTTAAATAAGCGAAATGCGTGGTTACCTATACACCGAGGGATACGTAGGCTCGCTCGTAGGAACACAGTTACTCTTGAACGAGCATTAACTAGGTTGTTAATGTGGAATGGCAGATACATTGCAGAGTTAGAACGTGGTTCATGGCTTATAGAAGTTATAGCTGAAACTATTCGTTCCTTATCGAAGCCCCCTGTGATAAAACAATGTTCCACTATTGATGACTACGTAGATATGTACATATTGACAGCAGGGGAAAGCCCAGGTTCTTGTATGGATAGCACTCACAATTTTGGTAAAGTTCTTAGGCCAGAAGTTTTAGAATATAGAACTGCGTCTACTGTCACCCCACGAAAAGAAGTAGAGGGGCGACCTGTTGAGTGGTATCACTTCTGTCCTATCTCTACTGGTCATTATTTGTGTCGTGGGACTGTGGTACTGGCTCGCACCTTTACTTATGAGTATGATGATAAAAAGGTATATACTAGAGTATATGGGCACAATCAAGCTCACAAACTACAACTTACTGACCATCTTAAATCAAAAGGTTTTACATCGTATAAAGAAAAGTCAACCGAGTCGATAAAAGAGCCAATTAAATTTCATATACCTTATTATAAGTCAGGTAATAATGATTGCGTACCTATGCCTTACTTTGATTGGATACCCTTTCTTACTGTGTATGGTAAACCCCGTAATGACGGAGTTGACATTATTCTTCTTGGAAGTCTTGCAGGAACAGGCAAGACACACAAAGATGTAATACCAGATGGTTATTTTTCTATGGCTATAAATTCCACTAGTGGTTATTGGTTTCCTGAAGATAAATGGCAGAGGGATGACGAGCAGCCCTACCTCTGTGTTACGTGTGATAATGAAATTTATGTGGAAGAAGATGAGTATTATGAGGGAAACGGGGATTTATATTGTAGTAAAGAATGTTTTTCTGAGGTTGGTTTTTGGACAACACATAATATGTCTGATACTCCTCGTACTCTCCATGATTCTGTACCTATTAACAGGGACGACCCTCGCTGGGAACTAGGAGTTAACGAGATAGACATGAATAGACCTACAATCGAAGATGGTTTTGTGCATCAGTATTATATAGACAACGTAGACGATATTAATAGGTATGATTTTTTAAAAATCACTCCTACTTGTGTTCCTTTGCGTATAGGTTACGCTAATACTTATGTAGCTACTAGAACAAGTATGTTACTTACTAACTATTCTTGTGCTGTGTCAGAGGATGTACATTTCATGAGTCCATCTAGTAACGTCAGGCATACACTCTTAACGCATATTATATCCTATGGTAAAGGCGAGGTAGCCGTGACTAAGTGGTGTACACCTGCAATACCAACGGATATTCATTTTGATGCTATTACTTTAAGTGCTTATTTTGAACCCTGCCCTGCTAAAATTGATAATGAAATTTGGGCATCTAGTATTGTTACAAAGCACTTTCATTTATTTCCAATCAGAGTGCCTATTGATAACGAGGGGGAGCAGATTGACATTAGTAAGCCTTATCCATTACTTACTAAACAAGCATTGTCTGGTTTGTCTACCCCTACTGTTGACGTAGATTCCATGATTGCTTCCCATGTAGAATTAATTAAGAAAAATTACGCATACGTTAACGATTATAATTGTACCCAATATTTAACCCCTATTATATTTAAGGAGAATATATAATGTCTACATATTTCAATTTAAGCAGATATACTAACCCAAGACCAGAGTTTGATGAGATGAGCATTGTCAAACGAGGTAAAGACATGAACACACTATTGTATGATTTACTTGTTACTCGTTCACCTCATGGTCACGAAGATAACATTAGCACCATTATACAAAAGTTCTTGTCCTCTAACAAGATTAGTTGCGAAGTACAACAAGACACTGAAGGTAATCTTATTATCAGAAACAGTAAAGATACTAAGGTTATGTTTAGTTCTCACATGGATGTAGTCCCCAATCAAGGTTTTGGTGACGCCAACACTTTGTTTACCACCAAAGATGGCTATGTATACGCAGGTATTGATAAAGTTGTGCATAAGTTTACTTGCATCAAAGACAAAGAGATTCATGAAGAACATGAAATCAAAAAACGTGCTAAAGACAATGGGTTCGACTATGAGTATTATACCATTATGCCACGTAATACTCGTAAACGTATTGCATCTGTGTATGGTACAGATGATATGTTTCAAGAGGCTTGGAAACTATGTGATGGCATGGATTATCACGTTGACAAAGCTATTAAGACTACGCCCAATGTACTTGGTGCAGATGACAAACTTGGTTGTTACATTATGGGTAGATTATTGATGGCTAGAGTTCCTGGCTTGTATGTGTTCCATGTTGGTGAGGAGTGTGGTGGTATTGGCTCAAGGTATATATCTAAAGATACACCAAATGTGGTTGATGGCATGGACTACTGTATTGCATTTGACCGAATGAATTATACTGATATTATCACTAATCAATCAGGGGGTCGCTGCTGTTCTGATGAGTTTGCTGATGCGTTAGCCAAACAGATGAATGTTAAACTACCACCAAAGAAATTGATGTCCAAATCTACAAATGGTACGTTTACTGACTCTGCTAATTACACTAAACTCATTTCAGAGTGTACCAATATATCTGTGGGGTACAAAAATCAACATGGCAACTCAGAACACTTTGACCATGAGTGGCTAGCACATCATCTCATTCCATCATTACTCAATGTTAAATGGGCATCACTACCTGTTAAGCGTGACCCAAAAGCAGTGGATACGTTCGGTGGTTATGGCAGATATGGGGGCAACAAAAATTGGGGCTTATGGGGCGAAGATGATTATGCGTATCCTAGCAGTTCTAATCGTCCTTACACTGTTAAGGAGCTATTTCAAGGTGACCCTAAAGACACCTGTAGAAGTGCCTATCAGATAAACAAATCTGCTATAAATAAGATACATCATCAAGTCAACAAAAGACTTGAGGAGTATGATGCTCTTATTGGTTTTGATGATGAAGAGTCAGAGAGTGAGAGGATTGAAAGAGTTCTACTTACGTTCTACAAGAACGATATGACGGACAGACAGAAAGCCAAGATGGTCGTTGATGCTCATGAGCATGATGACGATTGGGGTACGGGTTCTTACAATAGTGGTTATTATGGTGGATAATCATTTATTGTTTGACAATAGGGAGTTTGTGTAGTATAGTTCGAGTACTACTTATTAACGAGTAGTTGAGTACCTCCCTGCACTTGCCCCTGCCAATTCTGGTGGGGGCTTTTTTTTAATTAAATATTTGGGGTTGACAGACCTTTTGTCGCATGGTATAAACGGCATACCTGCCGCCCCCCCTCTAATACTAAAAGGAGCTAAGTAAGATGAGAAATAATCCAGATGATTTATCAAACCAGCTTATACAAAAAATAAAGAAATGGTTAAAAGAAGAGATTGAGCATAGTCAACCAGTAGTTGACGGAGAAGAAGAAATGAGTGATGGCACAGAAGACATTATCATTGGCAGACACGAGTGTGCTAAGGGCTTGAAAAGAATGATAAATCTTTGGGAGAATGATAATGATTATTAAAACTGCATTAATGTGTTTAGCTTTAAATGTTTATCATGAGGCTAGAGGCCAATCTACTGCAGGACAGATTGCAGTAAGTCAAGTTGTAATCAACAGAGTCAATGACGACAGGTTTCCAGATTCAATATGTAAAGTTGTTAAACAGCCTGGACAGTTCTCATGGCTATGGGATAAAAAATCGGATAAACCATACGAAGAAAAAGCATGGGAGAAATCTCTAGTTGTAGCAAGAACTGTATATGATGGCAAAACTATTGACATAACAGATGGTGCTACATATTATCATGCTACGTATGTAAATCCTTCGTGGGCAAAGAAACGTACAAGAACTGTAAGAATAGATAATCATATTTTTTATAAATGGGATTAATATGAATATAGCAGATGTAATAACTAAATACGCACCTATCAATGACGATAGAGTGCGTATGTCTTGTCCTATTTGTGGGGGTAAGGATACTTTAACTATTTCTAAAATAGATGGAAAACTTTTGTGGAACTGCTACAAAGCTAGTTGTAACACTAAGGGAGTGCAAGGATATTCTCGTTCTAAATCTGAAATTAAAAGTTTTTTACAAAAAAACTATCATTCTCTTGGCTACTATCAAAATTTTAGAACACCCGATTGGTTCACAATTTTTTCTACAAATTCTCGTGTCATTTATTATCTGAAAAAGAACAATTGTATGCCTGCAGTAGAAGACAAACTTGTGCAAGTTATGTATGACCCAAAGCAAGATAGGGTAGTGTTCATGGTAAAGTACGAGGGAGTTACGTATGATGCCATAGGCAGAAGTTTAAAAAGAGATGTAAAACCAAAATGGTACAGGTATGGTAAATCTGATAAATTATTTACATGTGGTAATAATGCAACAGCTGTACTAGTAGAAGATGCCGCGAGTGCGTGCGCTGTGTCCCATGTAGCAACGGGCGTTGCCCTAATGGGTACGCATATGAAAGATGCCGATTTGACATTTTTAAAGAAATTTAAAGAAGTTAAAATATGCTTAGACCCAGATGCAGCAAGAAAATCACTTGACTTACAAAAGTATTTGGCGTACATAGTAAAGTGTAGTATATTAAGAATAGAAGATGATTTAAAATATTATAATGCAGAGGAGATAAGAAAATTAGTATTGAACAACAGTTAATTAAGTTGTTGTTACGTAAAGATTTTTACGACAACAATAAATCCAAAGTTATACGTTCGATGTTTCCACAAGAGTTGGCGGATTTGTTTGACACTATTGTTAAAGGTCATAGCAAATACGATAGAAACTTAACTGTTCTGGAAATAAGAGAGTTGTATGGCGTTGATAACCCAACCGCAACCAGAGCACGTAAAGAGATTGTATCTGATATATTGGATGACATTGATTCACTTCCCCATATAGGTGAGGATGTTGCTAATGACGTTGTAAGAAGTATATGGCAACAGGAAGTGGGCAGACGTATAGCAGATTTATCTTTATCAATCATGGAAGGCTCTACTGAAAAGTTGCAAGAAATAAAATCAATTGTTGAGAAGTCTGAAGATGGTTTTGTACCAGATGATGAAACAGAGCCTGTACCTACTGATTTAGATACTTTGTTAGATTATATACAAACAGAGGATTGTTGGAAGTTTAATATTCCTAGCCTATCTAAAATGGTTCGTGGGGGCAAGGGCGGCGAATTTATGATTGCGTTTGCTAGGCCGGAAATTGGTAAGACTGCTTTTTATGTTTCATTAGCAGCTTCTCCAAATGGTTTCTGTTGTCAAGGTGCTGACGTTCACATTATTACCAATGAGGAGCCTGCTAGGAGAACTATGCTTAGAGCTGCATCTGCGTACACAGGATATACTCAAGATGAACTATTTATGAAGAAAGGGGAAGCTAAAAAGGCATTCGCCGAGATAGCTCCTAATTTAACAATGGTAGATAATGTTGATGCATCAATTGAGTGGCTTAATGTATATTGTGATACTAAAAAGCCTGATATATTAATCATAGACCAATTAGATAAAATTAATATAATGGGGGCATTTGCTAGAACAGATGAAAAGTTACGTGCTATCTACACAAAATTTAGAGAAGTTTGTAAACGTCACAATCTTTTTGGTATTGGCATTAGTCAAGCCTCCGCTGATGCAGAAAGTAAAACAAATGTTACTTACGCTATGATGGAGAATAGTAAAACTGGTAAAGCCGCCGAAGCTGATTTAATTATTGGTATCGGTAAATCTGATATAACTGACAACCAAGATGAAAGAAGATATTTAACAATATCTAAAAATAAGTTGACAGGTTTTCACGGTAATATAGTATGTAACTTAGATATAGCAAGAAGCAGGTTCACAGCATGATTACAACATTAGACGTAGAGACTACTTTTCAAAAGGATACTTCAAGAAGAAGTGACCCTACACCTTTTCATCATGATAATTATTTAGTATCGGTACAGTACAATACGTGCTCTGATAATACTCCCAAGTTTGTTTGGTTTAATCATGATGAAAAGGTTACTGATGCAAAAATGTCACACTCCCAGGTACAATCCGTATTAGACAATACTAATTTACTTGTAGGTCACAATATAAAGTTTGATTTAGTTTGGTTGTGGGAGAGTGGATTTAAATACAATAAACGAGTGTATGACACTATGATTGGTGAGTATTTACTTTTGCGTGGGCAGAAGTGGGGTGTAAGTCTTGAGGAGTCGTGCAAAAGACGTAAGGTTGCACAAAAGAAAGGTGATTTGGTTATTGATTACTTAGCAAAAGGTATTGGTTTTAACAAAATGCCCCCAGCTGTAGTAGAAGAGTACGGATGTGCTGATATTTTGGCAACAAAAGAATTGTATAATTCACAAATAGAATTGTTCAATAAGCCCGATAATCAAGATATGCAAAAACAATTAAAGTTAATGAATAGTTTTTTATATATTTTAGCGATAATTGAAAGAAATGGAATTAAAATCAATTCACAACAATTAGCAAAAGTTAAACATGATTATGAAGTTGAGAAAAAATCGTTGGAAAGCAGAATGGAAGAGATAATGTACGATGTTATGGGGGATGCCCGTGTCAATTTTGCGTCACCAGAACAGTTGAGCCAAATGATTTATTCTCGTAAAGTTATTGATAAAAAGAAATGGGCGGAAGTTTTTAATATTGGACTTAATGAAAAGGGCAAACCCTTGTACCGTCCCAGAATGAGTATCGGTGTTTTTGCTAACAATATCAAAGCTTTAACTCAAAGAGTTCACAAGACTAGAGCCAAACATTGTACAAGTTGTAAGGGTATAGGTAATTATCAGAAAATGAAAAAAGATGGCAAGCCTTACAAAAGACTCACAAAATGTTCTACATGTGATGGCAAAGGTTATATATTAGAGAATTTACCTAAGATTGGTGGCTTGACCATGAATCCTAGAGATATTCTTGATGTTTCTGCTAATGGATTTGCTACTGATAAGTCTACTATATTGCGTTTATTAAATGTAGCTAGGCATAAAGGTAACAAAGATGCTGAAACATTTTTAGAATGTGTCACTAGACTTAACGCAGTTGATGTGTATCTTAACAGTTTTGTTGGTGGCATTGAGAGAAACACACGTATTAACGGAGTTCTACATCCTAAATACAATCAGTGTGTTACAAGAACAACTAGACTATCTTCTTCTGACCCTAACTTCCAGAATCAACCTAGAGGAAATACTTTTCCTGTTCGTGCAGTTGTTGTTTCTAGATTTGAAGGTGGTAAAATATTACAAGCAGATTATAGTCAGTTGGAGTTTAGAGTAGCCGCTCAATTATGTGGAGACTCTAATATGCTAAAAGACATCTTAGATGGTAGTGATGTTCACAGATATACTGCTTCAATCATTTTTGGTAAAGATGAGAAAGATGTCACAAAAGAAGAGAGAACTTTAGCGAAGGCGCATACCTTTAAGCCTTTGTATGGCGGTGTCACGGGGTCACCTAATGAAACAGCTTATTATAAAGCTTTTGTAGATAACTACCCGAAGTTAGGAGAATGGCATGAAAATATTCAAACTGAAGCTATATCGACAGGTATTGTTGCTTTGTATACTGGTCAGCAGTTTGCTTTTCCAGATACTAGACGGCTTGCTAGGGGCGTTGCGTCGAATGCACCCGCAATCAAGAACTACCCTGTACAAGGTCTCGCAGGTGGTTGCATCATGCCGTTGGCACTTATTAAACTACAACATCAGATTAACGTCAAGAAGTTACGCTCTCTTATTATTAATACGGTCCATGACTCCGTCGTAATTGACGTGTTTCCTGGAGAGGAAGATATTGTAGCTGAAATTGCATATAAGTCCATGACAAGGGTTACAGATTTATTTGAGAATATGTACAATGTTAAATGGACAGTTCCTCTTGAGGTAGACATTGAAATTGGAAAAGACTGGCTTAATATGAAAGAAAAAAATATATACTGTTGACATGCCAAACATTATAGTGTAAAACATACAAATCTAAATTAGTAACAAGGAGAAAAATGTAAATGAATAATTTACCTACAATAAAAAAAGATATAAATTTCAATGACATAGCAGATGTTATTGGACAAGCTACGATTGATGGGCCGAGTACGGCGCACTCTACTTTAAAAATAAATAGAGACCATGAAGATGATAATGGGAAACAAATCCCTGCAGGTTCTTGGACTACATTATATGGAGATAACTTTGTGTATTCCAAAGACGTCAAGCTACAAATTTTCTTGCAGAGATTTCAATATCAACAGTATGACCCCGATGCAGGTGAAACAGTTAACAAGTCAATTATGGCTAAGAATCTTTTTCCTAACACAGAGATTCCAGATTGTCTTGGTACTATGCGTTGTGGTTCTGTGCCTCTTGCTAAACGAGAGTCACTAACTGGAGCAGATGCTATCCGCCAAAAGCAAACATCATGCTATAGAATGTTATATGGTAAAGCCTTCCTAGCAAATACGGTGAATGCTGATGGTAAAGATGTTGGGGATGTCACTGTTCCTGTTCTTTGGAGAGCCAGAGGGGCGAACTTTATGCCCTTATCTGAAACTTTAGACTCTTTATCCGCACAAAAGAAGCCATTTCTTTTTTACAAGTTGAGTGCTACTCTTAACAAAAAGAAGAAAGGTAGTAATGTGTATTATGTAGCAGAGTTTAATGTGGATAAGGATGCCGTAGAGTTTACCTCTGATGACCAAGAACTATTGCATTATTTTTCTGATTTAGTAGATAGGGAAAATAAATATGTCATGTCCCAATATGACAAAGCCTTGCAAGATGAAGGTGTAATTATTGACGTTACGGATGACACCACTATAGTCGGGGATAATATAACTGATATAGATGGTGCATTAGATGATGATTTGGATAGCTCTAATTTATTGGCTAGCTAATGAACGTACATCAAGCAAAATTATTATCTTTCTTGTCAAAAGCAGCGAATGGGGGGGCAGAAATGCCCTCTCACCTGCTAGATGAATTTTCTACTTTAGCTAGACAAGCCCTAGAAAAACACTTCTCTGGCAAAGATAGAGAAGCATTTAGACTTAGAATGAGCAATGTGGGCAAACCTCTGTGCCAATTACAGATGCAGGCTAAGAATAGTGAAGAAGAACCCAAAGATTACAGTTTTAAAATGCGTATGATTATGGGGGATGTTTTAGAGGCTGTATTAATTACACTTATAAAAGCATCTGGAATAAAAGTAAAAAATATACATAAAAAAGTAGAATTAAAAGATAAAAATATTGATATTAAAGGAGAATTTGATATTGAATTATCAGATGGTATTTATGATATAAAAACTGTATCGCCGTATGCGTTTGACTATAAATTTAATACCGATAATGCTTTTGAAAATATAAAAAGTAGTGACACATTTGGTTATGTAACGCAGGGGTATGGATATGGGGAAGCCGCAAAAGTACCGTTTAAAGGATGGATAGCTATAAATAAATCAACAGGACAAATAACTTTTGCCGAAGCTCCCGATAATGTTAAAGAAAAGAAAGAGGTGTTAAATGCTCTCAAAGAAACTCATAGGTCCATTGTTAATGGAAAACCTTTTAAGAGATGTTTCTCCGACGTTGAAGAGACTTATTATTCAAAGTCTACAGGAAACAGAACCCTTGGATTTGAATGCTCTTATTGCCCCTTTAAGCTCTCATGTTGGAAAAACTTGGAGTTCAAAAGACAGCTCCCAAGTAAAGGGAGAAATCCAAAGTGGGTTTGGTATACGCACATATCTGATGAGTGGCGTGAATCTACAGATTAAATATGGAGATGACAATGTCAAAAATTTTAAACTCAAAAGATACGAAGCGGAAGAGTTCGTCCTTCAAGTCAATACGGGGGAAGCGTTTCCGTGCATCCGAAGTGAAAATACCTGTACGTACATCCCAATCAAAACTGTTACAGAAATCAGAATTGAAGAGGAAAATGTCACCGAGGACATCAAAAGCGAAGGGTAGAAGACTTCAAAATTGGGTAGCAGAAAAATTACTTTCCGTATTTAAAAATTTAACTACTCTAGATGTTCGTTCAACACCTATGGGAGTTAATGGAGTTGATGTGCAATTATCAACTGCGGCATTTAAAGAATTTGCTTATGATATAGAATGTAAAAATACAGAAAGAACTAAAACTATATACAATTATTATGAACAGGCAATTTCACACGACAACAAAGGTGAGCCATTGTTGATAATAAAAATGAATAGGCAAAAGCCTTTGGCAATAGTAGATGCCGAGCATTTTATAGAGATGGTCTCATGCAAAAACGTAAAACAATAACTTTAGCTGAAGGAGATTCAGCTTTAATAGTGAGAAACTTAAAAAGTGAAGAAGCATATGATGTAGAGTTAATTCACAATTTTTCAGAAAAGGTAGATTTTCGTGAAGATGAGATGGCGTTCTACACTTTGCTCTTGCGAGGCATGGCACATTATGCTATGAATAACCCAGAATTACTAGTAGAACAAGGGCAGTTAAGTTATAGCAAAGCCTTGAAGCAATTACACACCATACACTAGGAGAAAATATGGCAGAGCAATTAGAATTTGAAGGTATATATAATGGAGAGGCGGATGCAATTAATCCTTCTCACTATCGACAAGGGGGCATAGAATGCATAGACGCTATGAAAGAAATGTTGGGAGATGGGTTTGAGTATTACTTACAAGGTGCTATATTAAAGTATCTGTGGAGATATCATTACAAAGGTAAGCCAGAACAAGACTTACAGAAAGCACATTGGTATCTTGAATTACTACTAGAAACTGTTAGGACCAAGTATGGCGGACAAAACGGTAAAGGTTAAAATAAAAATTATAGCTAATGTAGATTTAGATGAGTTCACACCAGATAAAGAAGAACTACCAATATTATTAGAAGAAACAATTGAAGATATATTTCATGAATTTTGTGGAATAGAATCAAAAGATGTAAGCGTAAGTTATTAAAGGAGACAAGTATGAATAACGCATTACCAACAGACTACCAGAATTTTATAGCTATTTCACGTTATGCACGTTGGATGGATGACCAACAACGCAGGGAAACATGGAGTGAAACTGTGACTAGATATGTAGATTTTTTATCTAGTAAAGCTAACATAGATTATGATACAACTGAAGAAATATGGAACGCTATATATGGTTTGCAAGTAATGCCAAGTATGAGAGCTTTGATGACAGCTGGCCCAGCTTTAGAAAGAGATAATACAGCTGGATATAATTGTGCTTATCTACCAGTTGATGATATGAAGTCATTTGATGAAGCTATGTATGTTTTACTATGTGGAACTGGTGTTGGGTTTTCTGTAGAAAGAGATAAAATAAATAAGTTACCAGAGATACCTCATGAATTGTATGACAGCGATGATATTATTGTTGTACACGATAGCAAAGAAGGGTGGGCAAAAGCTTTACGTAAGTTATTAGCTTTGTTATACGCAGGAGAAATACCGTCTTGGGATTTATCTAAAATTAGACCTGCCGGCGCCAGACTAAAGATATTTGGTGGCAGAGCATCTGGTCCTGGACCATTAAACAATTTATTCACATTCACTGTTAATTTATTTAAAGATAATAAAGGTAAGAAACTTTCTAGTTATGATTGCCACAGTTTAATGTGTAAGATTGGTGAAGTGGTTGTATCTGGGGGAGTACGTAGAAGTGCTATGATATCTTTATCTAATCTTTCAGATATAAGAATGCGACATGCTAAAACTGGTCAATGGTGGGAAAATGCACCTCACATGGCATTGTCTAATAATAGTGTTGCATACACAGATAAGCCAGATTCTGAAACTTTTTTAAGAGAGTGGACTTCCCTTGTAGAGTCTCGTTCTGGAGAAAGAGGAATATTCAATAGAGAAGCTGCACGTAAGCAGGCTATGAGTTATGGCCGTAGAGACCCACAACACGATTTTGGGTGTAACCCTTGCAGTGAAATCATTTTGCGCCCCTATCAGTTCTGTAACCTCACTGAGGTAGTTGTTAGGGAAGGGGATGACTATAATGCTATTTGTCAGAAGGTAAAGATAGCTACAATACTTGGAACAGCACAAGCTACCCTCACTAACTTTCCATATTTAAGAAAGATATGGAAAAAGAATACTGAAGAAGAAAGATTACTTGGTGTATCTTTAACAGGTATTATGGATAATATAATGATGAGTGGGCAAAGTAAAGAAGCTAGAAAAAAATTACCTGATATTCTAGAAAGTCTTAGAATGGCCGCAGTTGAAACTAATTTAGAATATGCTAAGAAATTTAAAATTCCTGCAAGCACTGCTATAACTTGCGTTAAGCCAAGTGGCACAGTGTCACAATTATGCAACAGTGCTTCAGGTATTCATGCTAGGCACAGTAGATTTTATATGCGCACAGTACGAGGAGATAATAAAGACCCCCTTACACAATTTATGCAGAATCAAGGGATACCTAGTGAGCCTTGTGTTATGAAACCAGAGACAACAACTGTGTTTAGTTTCCCGATGAAATCCCCTCATTCATGTATTACCAGACACCATATGTCGGCTATAGAACAATTAGAAATGTGGTTGATATATCAAAGGTATTGGTGTGAGCATAAGCCTTCTGTGACCGTATCAGTTAAATCAGATGAGTGGGTTG